TAATTTTTTGGGCTACGGCAGTTGTTTTTGATATAAAAGTATTTGAAAGAGATTTCCCATATCTGTCTGTAGTAAGCATTACACTTCCTCTAATGTCATAGAACAGTCCCACAAGTATATCTCATTAGAAATATCCCTGCGTATAATTTTTTCAGAATAATCTTTTACTAAAACATTATATTCTGTTTCTGTATCTGGTGTTGCACCAGAAGCATCCATATTAACTATTTTTAAAACGTGATAGTCTGGATCTGATGCTATTGAAGCAAAAAAATCTCGACCGTCTTTCCCATCAGCAGTTTGAAGCGAACTATTTGGGACCATACTCCAGCTTAAATTAAAAACTCTTCTACCGCCGCGAGAAGATGATTTGTAATATCTATTTCCACGATTGTTCCAAATTTTATTTTCAACAAATACTGGCTGTACCTCCATTGACAGCTGCCTGTTATGATTAGTAAGCGGTTTATTATCAAGCAAAAGTAAAGTTCTAATTAACGTTGTATCTTGACCAACCGATGTATTTGCAGCATAGCGTATTATTGCAGTGCTAATAGAAGTATTATTTAATATATTAATTTTAATTGTAGCAAGAGAAATTTTGGCACCAGCGGTGACTGTTGTTTCAACGCTAAGTGCTGCTGCAGCCAAGACGATCTTTTTAGCAGTTTGAGATGCTGTAATTTCGCCAGACAATGCCGAGGCCGCCAAAGAGATTTTTTTAGCATTAGCAACAACATCAGATTCTGCAGAAAGAGCTGTTGATGCGGATGCAATTTTTATTACATCCACACCATCAGAAAACGCACCGCCGCTCGCTATGTCTATACTAGATGACGCAAGTGCAATTTTTGTAATACTTACTGCAACATTAGATTCTGCAGAAACAGAAACGAGCGCATCGTGTCTTTCTGTGGCAACAGTTGCAACAACAGAAAGAATTTCATTAATGTTAGAAGATGCATGTGCAATCTTTGTAATATTTGTATTTGCATTAGATTCAACAGATAGTGTAATTACAGCATGCGATAATTTTATTGCATTTATTACAAGATTGCCTTCAGCAGATATTGTTGCCTGGACTACCTGCTCATCGCCTGTATAAAAGTCAATACCAGATGAGAGGGGTTCTGTTATACCAAATCTGCTAAAGTTTGCCATATTACTTTTCCTTTAAAACCAAATTGACATCAAAATATGAACATTGTGAAGAGAAATCTCTTCTTAAAAGTTTTTCAGAATAAGATTCAACAAAACATTCAAATTCTTGATATTCATCCGTAACGGGATCGAGTTTTATCCCGAGCGTTACGGATGAAGTACCATTGGCAATAGAAGACAAATACGTTTGTCCTTTCCTTGAATCTACAGTTTTAGATTGGCTATTTGGCAAATATGTCCAATTAAAATTGAAAGTTTTTTTATTGTCACGATAAAATCGTCTTCTATGACCGCTTGCTAAATCAACATCGCTTGCTCCTATTTCTTCCGAAATAGAAACTCTTCTATTATGTTCAGTAATTTCATTGCCATCTATAGTTATCAAATGTTGTATTGACATTACAGACCTCTATTTATACCTGTATATGTAGAAATTATTCTATTTTCAAGACCCGCGGTTTTTGTATTTCTTGGTAAAACTTTAGTGTTATATTCTTTCATCATCGACTGGAACCATTGCGGTTCGCCAATGAAATTGTCAACGTAAATATTAATATTTTCTGTATTAGAAATTTGTCCAGACGGTTGCATATTGTTATTAGTTATACGCATGTTTGGCATAATAATTTCTGGGACCGAAGGCATTGTTGGCATATTCGGTTTAGAGAGTCTCATTGAATTAATTTGATCAAGAACGTCTGTCCCAATTCTTTGAACGGCTTTACGACTAATTACATATTCTCCGCCATGCAGAATTACTGGAATTCCCTGTTGAGCAAATCCCCGAGTCAGTCCGCCGCTGCCATAAAGCACGCCGCCTTTCATATAAGAATTAATTTTTCCACCAGTATATTTTTTATTTCCACCAGTTCCAGCAGTATATTGTTTAGCATCTACTTCAATTGGCTTGATTTCTGGGATTACATCTCTAAACGAATATGTCTTTCCAGCAATTGCGCCCAAGCCAATGGCCTTTATCCATGTAGGCATTGTAAATGTAAAACCTGTTATTTTATTTATAGCTCTAATAACCAAATTTAAAGCAGATGCGAATATGCTTGGAAAGTTTTGAAATAGACCGATAACAAAATTAATTGCACCACCAAGCGTGGTTTTTATAAGATTTGCAATAGAGGTGATTTTGGGCCAAACAAAATTATAAAATTCATCAAAAGCAATCCTAATTTTGCCCCAAACCAAACCAATAGCATCCCAAATACCTTGCCCAACAGTTTTAAGACTATTCCAAACATCATTTGCAATGTTCTTCAACCCATTCCAGAATCTTCGGGCGATCTCGTCAATTTTATTCCAAATCCAGCCAACAGCATCCCAAATACCTTCCCCAACAGTTTTAAGGATATTCCAGACATCATTAGCGGTGTTCTTCAGCCCATTCCAGAATCTTTGAGCAATAGGTTCAATTTGTTCCCAAACCCAGCCAATAGCATCCCAGATCCCTTTCCCAACAGTTTTAAGAATATTCCAAACAAAATTAGCGATGATTACCAGCCCATTCCAGAATCTTTGAGCAATAGGTTCAATTTGTTCCCAAATCCAACCAACAGCATCCCAAATACCTTGCCCAACAGTCTTAAGAATATCCCAAACGAAATTAGCGATGATTACCAGCCCATTCCAGAAGTTTTGGGCGACCCAGCCAATTTTGTCCCAAACCCAGCCAATAGCATCCCAAATACCTTGCCCAACAGTCTTAAGGAATTCCCACGCTAGTCCTGCGAGGTAATTTAAATTGTCCCAAAATCTCGTAACAAACCCACCAATATTATCCCAAACCCAACCGATAGCATCCCAGATCCCTTGCCCAACAGCTTTAAGAATTTCCCAAACATTATTTGCAGCAATTATTAATCCATCCCAGAATGCTTTAGCGATAGGGCCAATATTATCCCAAACCCAACCGATAGCATCCCAAATACCTTGCCCAACAGCCTTAAGAATATTCCAGACATCATTGGCAGTGATCTTCAGCCCATTCCAGAATCTTTGAGCGAACAAGCCAATTTTATCCCAAACCCAGCCAACGGCATTCCAAATACCTTGCCCAACAGCTTTAAGAATATTCCAAACGAAATTAGCTGAAATTACCAGTCCATCCCAAAATGCTTTAGCAATAACACCGATTTTGTCCCAAACCCAGCCAACGGCATTCCAAATACCTTGCCCAACAGCCTTAAGGATATTCCAAACAAAATTAGCAGAAATTACCAGCCCATCCCAGAATGCCTTTGCAATGACACCGATCTTATCCCAAATCCAGCCAACGGCATCCCAGATGCCTTGCCCAACAGCCTTAAGAATATTCCAAACGAAATTAGCGATGATTACCAGCCCATCCCAATAGAATTTGGCAACAACACCGATTTTATCCCAAACCCAACCAATAGCATCCCAGATGCCTTGCCCAACAGTTTTAAGAATATTCCAAACGAAATTAGCAGAAATTATCAACCCATCCCAGAATGCTTTGGCAATGACACCAATTTTGTCCCAAACCCAGCCAACAGCATCCCAGATCCCTTGCCCAACAGTTTTAAGGATATTCCAAACGAAATTAGCTGAAATTACTAATCCGTCCCAGAATGCCTTTGCAATGACACTGATCTTGTCCCAAATCCAACCTAAAGCTTCCCAAATTATACTGCCAATAGCAACAAACGGAGCAGTCAAAAGGCCGATTATTCCAAACAACTCATATACTTTTTTCATAGCTTCGACTATACGTTCCCAAATATTAATAAATCTTGACACAACAAATTCAGCAATTTTTTTAAGCAAATCAAAAACAAATTCAAATACTGGTTTAAAAACATTCCATACAATTTCAATAACTGGTTTAAGAGCATCGTAAATACTTTTACCAATTTTAAAGACTAATTTTGCATAGTGTTCTAATAGTTTGAATATGATAAATAAAGCTAGCATCAAAACTCTAAAGAAGAAGTCCCTAAGCCAAGTGACAACTGGATTGTTCCATATAGTTTTAAATATACCAACTATTCCGCCCACAATTGTTTTAACAAATGAAAACATTTTACCAGTAACATTAGCAATACCGCCAACAACACTGCCTGCAACACTTGCAATAACTCCAATAACACCACCCACAACATTTACAACACCGCCAAAAACACTGCCTACAACACTTGCAATTTTTGAAACAATATCAACGATAACGCCTACAATTTTTGAAACAGTGCCTCCAATAGCACCACCCACAATATTAAAAATAAAATTTTTAATTTTTATAACACTGTCAACAACTTCATCAATCAAAAATTTTATAACA